CTTTCAATACTTCTTGATTTTCCATTTTTTTCTCCTGATTTGAATTTTTGGGTGAGAACCAATTTAACCATATTTCAATCTAAAGCAACAGAACTTTTTTAAATTATTTTCTTGACAATCCTTTAAACCACGAGGGAAGACCTAAATGTGGGCGAGTATCGAACATATTATCTTTAGCGCCCGTGGTTTTACTATTATTATAATGTAAAAATACTTGAATATATTCTTTACCCTTATATTTATTTCTCCAATGCTCTAGGTCACATCCACTATAAACCAGCATATCTCCTGGATTAAGGTCTATTTTAATTCCTTTCGCCCCCTCTTTACCTGATGGTTCAAGGTATAAATCCCATTTATCTCCGCCTAAATTCATTGTTGTTGATATCTCACAACTGAATCTATCCTTATGCCTTTCTAAAACATCCCCCTTTTTATAAATTCGTGCATAGGTATAAGATGGATATAGTTTTAATCCTGTGGTTTTTTCCATAATTGGTTGACACCTCAGCAATAAAGTTTCCATGACAACATCAGCATAGTGAGAAAATGTATTTGGAATCTGGTCATTTTGTTTCTCATAAGAACCCAATATTAATTCATAAGGAGAAAAGTATCTTTTCTTTAAACAAGTATCATAGACTTGTCTTTTCATTAAAAAATAATTGTAGATAAAAGTTGCTAACTCTGTTGAGATAGCCTGTTTCATGATTGCGTATTTGTTTTTTTTAAACATCTTTAGCCATCTCCTTAAGAACGGCAGTTATATTCCAATGAATAAATCTAAAAGGTTCTATACCGTGATCCATTGTAAATTCATGTTCCATATATCCTGGAAAAATAATTAAAGTTCCAGGCTTAGGTATAAAGTGAACGAGATCGGTACCATAAAATACCCCTTTCAATCCAGCTTTCATTTTTAATTTGGTCGTTCTTGCGCCTGCTCTTGGATCGTGGAAAGTAGGATACGAAGTTTTCTCGCTACATTTTAAAAAATAAAATCCTGATACGTGTTGATTCCAATGTATGTGAGCAGAATGATGTCCACCACCATTTTTAGCAAATTCTTGTACCCACATTTCTGAAAACATGGTTGTATATAATTTCGTATCGTAACCGTGAAAATCTAAAAATTCCAAAGACTTGTGTCCTATATAATTTCTAAAATCTAAAAAATCATTATCCTTTGTTAAAGGTGTTGAATGATAGGAAGTCCCAAAATCACCATATTGTTTTATATATTTTCTTTTTCTTTTCTTTGATTCTTTAATGTATTTATTTGAAGATTTGTTTAAAGACTTCACAAACTCTGGTTTTTGTTCCACCCAAAATGGTGTTTTAAAATATTCTTCTATTTGCATTATTTAAAGGGATATCCTAGATGCCATACGACAAGTGAATATCTTACTCCTTTGGTTACTGGTTTAACTCGATGCCAAACAAATGATGGAAAAATAATAATAGAACCTTTAGGTAATATTTCTTTTGCTTTTTTTAAATGTTTGGATTCGTCTCTCATGTGTGGATCATATTGTCTAAAATCAAATTCTAATTCTCCACCTTCATATTCTGAACCATCCGTTAATTGACAAGTCATAGATAGTTTTCTAATTTTTCCATGAGAAGGATCATTTTTATTTTTTTTATCGTAAGCTTTATCCCAACTATCACAATGCCAATCGTAATATTGATTTAATTTATATTTTGTAAACTGACAAGGCTCTGATCTGTCCCAGTCAAAATTCCAGCCAGCTGCTCGATTTGCTTCGTGCACATAAGGATGTAATTCCTTATATATCCACTCATCATTCATCCACACTAAGTCAGAATCTCTTTTTCTTTTAATATCTTTTACCTCGTTTTTGGTTAATGTATCTTTGTCATAACCCCCTGTTCTAGCAAAATTTTCTTTATGTGATAATCCATATTTTATAACTTCATCACAAAAATGAGGTGTTAATGCCGATGTAAAATACCAATAGTAATTAGATACGTTCATAAGTTATAGTTTGAACAAAGTTTAAGGAATCTTTTTGTTTATTAGTTAGATAATACATACACATTGAGGGGAACATAATAAATTTATTATTAATAATTGGTATGTCCCAACTTTTTCCTTTTCTCTTGTTATCATCATAATGTATTCGTACAGAACAGTTATCAACTTTTATGCCATAAAGTAAAACAAAGTCAGGTGAATTTCTTAAATCAACTGGATCAATATTTAATAAAGGAGCAGTAGTTTCATTGGGTTTAAAAATATTTCCCCAAGTTAATTTGTTAGCAACTGAAAGATCATGTTCAAGCTTGATATGTTCACGAATATATGTATTCAACATATCCCACGTTTTTGTAAATGGTAATTCTTTATTCTGAATTGATGATTGTAAAATGCTGTTAGTTAATTTATCGGAATCTATTTCAAAGCCCTTCGGCATTGAAACATCACCATAATATAACGCTTGTTCCGCTAATACTTTCTTCTGCATACCACCATCTCGTATACATTATACTAAGTCTTTGGTCAAACCGCAGGATTTAGTATCTCACCGTTTGTCAAATCCCAGGATTGATTATCCTCATTCCAATCGTAATACCACCGATGAGTATTAGCTTCGTTTTGAGAAGTTTGTTCTGCGGTTAATGCCGGAGCATCACCAATTGGTGATTTCCAACTAGCTGTGGCTGTGTCTTTTACCCAACTTGCATAAGGTTGCGCAGACCAAAAGATTAGGTTATCTTTGTCCCAAGTATAACCTATGGCTGCATAGTTTCCTCTAAGTACTTTTGAGTTATCGCCAGAATTGTGTGTATTTTTGTAAGTGTTATATGAAGTTTGAACCCACATTAATGCAGGCCAGTTACTGTGTTGTTCTAAATATTGTTGTCCTACGGCTTCATCTTCAACACCATCAGCATTTAAGACTTTATCATTATCAACTTTTGATACGTGAAGAACTCTTCCGTCTGCTTCTATTTTTGCAAAATGTGCCATAATTTTATCCTTATTGGTATTTGTAACGAACTACTACATATCCGCTACCACCACTTCCTGAAGTACTTCCACAGTTGCCGCCGCCTCCGCCGCCGCCTGTATTTGGTGATCCGGCATTTCCTGAAGCGCTTCCGCCTCCGCCAGAACCTCCGCTACCATTAGATCCAATACCAGCGCCACCGCCGCCGCCTGATCTTGCGACAGGACTTGCTGTAATACTATTAGTTCCTCCTGCTCCCCCTGCACCGCCTGTGCCTGGACCACTACCACTAGACCCCGCTACTGTAGCACCGCCAGCGCCACCGCCAGCAGCTACGCCGCCTCCGCCAGTAGGTGTTGAGCTTCCTCCAGAAGTTCCTTGTGCGGGACTAACGGGCGGACTGTTTCCAGCACCACCTGATTTACCAGCTCTTCCTCCTCCAGCTCCTCCAGAACCTCCAGCACCACCCGGTGAGGAACAACCGTCAGCGCCTCCTTTTCCTCCGTAACCGCCACCAGCAGATGATATTGATGAAAAACTTGAAGTGCTTCCCTGCGCTCCTGGACTATTGGGTGACATAGCGCCACCACCACCAATAACAACAGGATAACCTGTTGCTGACACAGGTAAAGCTGAAACACCTGATCCTAGTGGGGATATAGTATAACAACCTGACGCCGCACCGGAAGACTCTCTGTATCCGCCTCCGCCGCCTCCGCCGCCGAATCCGTTTGGATTACCAGTAGCACCGTGACCGCCTCCACCACCACCAGCTATTACTATGTAGTCAACAGTGTTGGAACCTGCAGCATTACCGGCTTCACTTACACAAAAAGTTCCATTGCCTGAAAAAATGTGAATCTTATAATCGCCTGATGTGGATTCTGATCCGCCACTAGCTGTTATAAAGACTGCATTTACTGCACCATAAAAATCTGTCATTGCTATTTCGCCGGATGTAGGAACATCGCTATTACAAGGAACATTAGGAACAAGGCTTCCACCTCTGTAATATTCACTTATAGCGTGAGGAGTAGATCCCCCAAACTCGTCCACAAGATCTTGTATTGATACTGCTCCACTTGAAGGGACGGCCATTTTATTTTCCTTTTAATTTATCTACTTGACCCTGTAAATCTTTTACACACTCAACTAAAAGAGAAACTAAACGATCATATTTAACTGCTTTAATTCCATCTTTCCTTGTTGCCACAATCTCAGGTAATACTTTTTCTACATCTTGAGCAAGGATACCTACGTCTTTTTTTCTAACAAAGTATCCATCTTCTCCACCTTTACTCTCAATATAATCTTGTTTCCAATCAAAGAAAACACCATTTATTTTTTTGACTAAATTCATAGGTGAAGGGATATTTACAATGTTTTCTTTGAGAGCTACATCAGAAGAATAGAAAGCAGTAATATCATTTGTTGCCCTAATTTCACCTGAAGTTCCTGAAGCTGCAGTTGCAACTCCTAGAGAATCCACTTGAATATCATTTATTGCTGTTAAATCTTTACTTGAATCAACTACTAATGCTTTAGAGGCTGTAACTGTTCCAGCCGTTACTCCATCAATAGTTTCTAATTCTGCTTCACTAATTACTGCGCTTCCAATTGTAAGTCCAGCAGCGGTCACTACACCGCTAAATGTCGCAGCACCTGCATCAGACATATCTAAAGTTAAAGCAGTAACTGGGCTTCCGCCATCATCACCTATTATTGTAAAATCTTTGTCTTGTACCGCAGTGGTTATTACTAAATCACCAGAGTTGGCTGTTGTTATTTCTGCTACATCAATAGTAGCTATTTTTAAATCTATTTGATCATCTGTGTCTGCTGTTAAACTAGTGTCTCCATCAGTATCCAGAATTAACTCACCACCGTCTAAATCCACTCCATCAGTTGTAATTGAACCCATGACAGCAAATACATCGTACCAATCAGTTCCATTTGTAGAAACTAAACGACTAGCTCCGTTTTCTATTGAAATAGTATTTCCTGACGCACCTAGGCGACATGTCATTGCATAAGGACCGCTTGATGCTGCATCTGTTGTAGCGTTACTAATTAAATAAACTTTTTGAGTTGCTGGGAATTGAGCTATACGAACCGCACTATGGGAACCTGTTAATCGAATATGTAAATTTCTTGCTTGGTTGTTTGCTTGTGTTTGAGGACCATCTGCATTGGTAAGGGTAGTTACGGCGGCATCTCCGCAAGCAACATTTACGACGCCTGCAATGGCGAATTCAAAGACCTGGGAAAAGTTATTGTTGGTAATGGTTCCCCATGTACCTGAATTTTCCCCTGTTACCTGTAATTCCGTTCTAAGACCAGTTGAATACGTTACCATTTAATCTCCTAATACCTTTTTTAATGATTTTATGCAGCCTTGTCAACTTCTACCCAAACGGCTGTTTGCGAGTCATCCACTTCTTGCCAGAAGGTACCTCGTAATGTTCCTGTACTACTTGTAACAGAATTACCAGTTGCTGTAAAGGTTGCATCTGCTGTAATTGTTAGATCACCTGGACTCGAAGTTAGTAAATTTCCTGTAGCTGCATAGCTTGATTCCTGCCCTGCATCCCCAAGATTGGATGTCATGGCTTGACCAGTAACCGTGATATCAAAATCAGCCGTTGCCGTTGCATCCCCTTCTGATGAAGTTAAGGCATTTCCAGTGGCATCCACATCTGCGTTAGCACTAACCGTCTCATC